TGTCAAAATGTCCATTGCCATCTGCTCAGTAAATCCCAAAGCTAAAAGTCGGTCGTACATCGCCGCACCTCCTTTGTTGTTTATATGGTACAAAAAAACGGGCGCTCAAAAGCGCCCGTAAAGTGTATGAAAAGTGCGTTGAAAACCGTCGAACGATTCTGCTTGCCTTTCCACATGAAACATGATATTTTAATTTTGCAGGGTCTTCCCGGCCCGCTTTTTACACAAAAGAAATTGCCTCACCATTTGGCGGGGCAATTTCTTTTTTCGTGTCGGTCTGATGAAATTTTGTGGTACGCCCGCTGCCGGTATTTTTTAACCGCGTCAACGGACAGGTTGTGCTCCATTGCGACCTGTACGCAGCTTTTCCGCCGCACGTCGCACTCAATGATGCACGCCGCCTCGTCCTCAGGCAGCTCAAAAGATAAAATATATGCAATGGCTCTTTTGGGAGCCATCGAGGATAGCTGTGCTCGCATCGCTTTGTGCTGACTGTCCATGCCCCGTGTGGGACGTTGCAGAGCGCTTGCGCGTGGCTTTCGCCGTCCGTGCTCCTTCCTTACTTTTTCGCCCGCTCCAACAAATTACTTCATTACGGCGAGTTTTCTAATGAGGTCATCGCCGTACTGATATTTTTCAAGGTAATCCATTGTGCCGTCCGTCAGCCCCGCGCGCTTTTGCAGCATCGCGCGGTAGCTTTCCTCGTACTTCGGGCGATATGCGCCCACCACGAGCGACAGATTGCGCTTCTTGCGGTATACGCCGTCGCCGTTGGCCTGACTGCCCGCCGCGCCGCTCGATGTATTGCCCTCGATGGCGGTTACATACTGCCCGCTCACGCTCTCGCAGATGCCCGTGTGGTCGGTCTTGACCTTCGTGTTGGGAAAGTCGTAGATCAGCACGTCTCCCGGTTGATAGCCGGACGTGACCCACTGCCTGTGAGCCTTGGCGTAGTTCATCAGCTCGCCGCAGCTCGCGGTCTTCCCGCCGCCGTAGAAGAGCCGCTTATCCGCCTGATGGAAGCACCACCACACGAACTGCATACACCAGTACACGCCGTCCATGCCGTAGGCTTTGCCGTACTTCTGGCGGTTGCCCGGCTGCTCCACCGTGCCGATCTCCTTGCGCGCGATGGCGAGGATGTCTTCTGCTTTCGCCATGCCTCACGCCCCCTTGTCGATCATATCCTGCGTCTTCTGCGACTGCGTGCCGAAATAAAACGCGATGATAACTGCGTAGATCGTCATGAAGTCCTGCGAAATGTTGCCCGTGACGGCCATGTACGCAAATACACCCGTCAGCACCAGCGTCACGAGGCTTTTGACGCTCATCAGGTTTGCCAGTCTCTTGTGAATCAGTTCCATATTATTCGTCCTTTCCCTTAATTTTAATTCCTGCCAGCATGCCGAGTTCCGCCGTCCACGCGGCGAACCACGCGACGGTCAGGCTGTCCGGCACTACCTTGTCATGCGCAGTCAATACGAGCACCGCAACGCAGTACCAGAAGAGGTTGAGCACTGCCGCGATGACGTACTTATCCCGCTTTCTCAGCTTCTTCATAAGGCTACCCCCGACAGCAGCCACGCGATAAACGCGCCTGCCAGTGCCGCGAGAGCCTTGTCGACCAGCCCGTCCCAGCGCTTCCCCGCCTTGCCCGTGATGGTCTTCACGTCCTCCTTGATTTCCTTGACGTCGCCCTCCACGGTCTCTTGTTTTGTGGCCAGCACCTCGACCGAGGTCACAAGCCGGTCAAGCGCCACCTGATGTTCTGTAAGCTCGTTGATGCGGTGCGTGTTGCTCTTGCACCTTGATTCAATCAGCGCGATTGCCGCGTCATCGTAGTGTTTTGCGTTATCCATATCCCGCTCCCTTTCTGCGGCGTATTACACCGCCTTGAAATAGTTCCCCACCAACTCGTGTGGCAGATACTGCAAGACGATCTTCCCGCCTGCGGCCTCGCCGGTACGCTCACACTTGTACGTCTTGCCGTCCTCGCTGTCGAGGTAGTATTTGCCATACTCGTACTCCATGCCGCGGCTTGCGGGGATGGGGTCTGCCTGCGTGCCCGCGTGGGCGGCGTCGATGACCGCCCAGAGAGCGGGCGTCTTGTCCGGCGTCCAGTTGGCCTGCGAGGTATGTGCCTTACGGCACTTGTGCACCTTACCGCCGTAGCTCCTGCGGTCGCCCTCAGCGTAATCAACGGGGTACGCCCATGCTGTGATGAGTTCCGGCACGCTTGCCGCCTCGCCATCGCTCAGGCTGACTGCTGCCTGCTCGATAATGGGGCGCAGCTCTACCGCACGGGCGTATGTGACCGGCGCGCCCGCAAGAGCGGTAACGGTCGCTTTGGCGCTCTCCTCTTCTGTGGGCTTGCCCATCTTGACCGTGACCGTGCTGTCGCGGTGGTCGGTGATGGCCCCGCTCAGACTGTACGCGCTGTTGTCCCATTCGTTGACGACCTCCTCGGTCTCGCCCGTGGGCTTGCCGTCCTCATCGTACTTAGGTACGGTGTCGCGCTGTACGATGCTCCACGGCGTGTTGTCGGGTAGCAGCGCCGCCGCCTCGGTGGCGGTCATCGTCAGGCGGATGTTCTTGACCTCGCGCTCACCCCACGTGCGGTCTTTGTGCTCGCCCGTGATGGTCGCGGGGTATTCGGTGTTGTTGACTTTGATGTATGTTACCATAGTTTCACTCCTTTAAGCGATAAGTTCGAATTCTTCGTTCACGAGGGCGTCGGACGGGAGGATGATGCAGGGGCGGATGCCGTTGCTCTCTGTTACGGATGCACTATCGTAGGTATACCCTCTTACTAATACTAATCCTGCATAATTAATGTCCAAAGTGGTTATGGATCGGAGCCACCACTTGGTGAGGGTTCCGTTATAAGTGGCAAGGTAGGCAGGGTTATTGATGATGCTCTCTGCGAATCCGTCTAAACCCGCGCCATCCGCCGGAAATATATTTCTAAAGTTGAGTTCATAACCTCCAAGAAGAAACACCTTGCAGGACAGTCCATTTGCGCCGCTCTGCACACTTCCGCCTTTTCCGCCTTTGAGATACGGAATCTTCGCCTGTTTAATTGCGCTCTGAATGTTGGCATCAAACAGGCTCAGGAACGTGCTGTTTAGATAGAAGTGGATAGAGCTATTTTCGTACAATAATTCAGAATTACTGTTCCACTGTCGCATCTCGTAGATGTCCTTCATTAACAGCCATGTTCCGTCGCAGCTGCTGTCATACAAGCTGCTCGGCAAGCCCTGATGGACGACCAAGAATTCCTTCTTCACACCGCTGACGTTCGTGAACACCGATTGCCCGACGCCCAGCGCCGACAGCTTCGTCCCCGCGCTCGGGAACGTGATGTCATACCCCGTCCCGCCGATAAGCGTCCTGCCTTTGAGGATATTGTACACAGTGCCGTTGACGAGGCACTTCCCACCCTTAATTTCATAGGCTGTGCCATTGATGAGGGCCTTGTGTGTAGCGGGAGGGGGTGGCGTGACATTGCCAGAGCTGTCGACTTCCATGTCGGGCGGAAGAATGAGCGCGGGGCGGATGCCAGCTGAGTTGGATGCTTTGCTGGTCTCGCAGACGCCGTCGTAGTTGACGAGCCACACCAAGCTGGTGTTGTAGGTGACCGGGGAGCGGAGATACCAGTAGTCGGCCGAGCCGTTCCAGTACGCAATGCGCTTGTTCAGCGCAGACGAACCGGTTCCGGCCTCGAAGTAGGACAGCTTCGCACCGTCTACCGGGAGGTAGGAGTTATCGCTGGTCGTGAAGCCAATCTCGTAGCCGGACAGCAGGAAAATCTTGCAGAGCAGGCCGTTAGCACCACTCTGATCCGAGCCACTGGAACCGCCGTTCTTGCGATACGGAATCTTCACCTGCTTGATTGCGTCCCTGATGTTGCTCTCAAACGCGTTCAAGAGCGGGCTGTTCAGTATGCTGTGGATGGTGCTGTTCTCCAGATTGTTCACATCCGAGCTGTGCCATCGGGTGGCCTCGAAGATGTCCTTCATCAGCAACCAAGTGCCGTCGCAGGATTCGTCGTACAGAGAACTCGGTTTGCCCTGATGGACGACGATAAACTCTTTCGCTGCACCGTTGACGTTCAGTTTGACGATACTGCCGACGGCTTTGGTGCCGAGTTTTGCATTTGCCATCTCAGCGCCTCCTTATTGAAAGTACCAGTTGATAGCATAGTTCTCGGTGGGCGTGGTCTCCGATGCAACCAGCGTCTGCTTGGTGATGTTGCCGCTTGCGATGTAGTCGCTGCCGCGCGTCGCCGCCGCCAGCCCGCCCGAGCCGTTGCCCTTGAGGATGTTAGTCGTGGATGGGACAGTCGGAACACTGATTGTGACCGCGCCCGTCTTACCGTTGACCGACGTGACCGGCGCACTCTGCAAAGCGCTGTCAGCTTTGCCTAAACTCGTCTGCACGTCGCTTGCAAGGTCGGATTTGGCGACCGTGCTCTTAAAGGCCAGACTGCCGAGGTCGGCGAACCACTTTGCGATTTTGCCAAACAGCACGGAGAGCTTTTCGCCCGTAGCGATGTTTGCGCGGGCGGTCGCCGCCGTGAATGCCGCCGTGACGTTGCTACCGTTGCCGGTCTTGTCCAGCTTGCCGGAAATGTCCTGATGCTGCGTCAGATAGCCACTGTCATTGGTAAGTTGAGAGGTCTTTGTGGGGATTTTGGCGCGGATGTCGGGGTGCGCTGTCTTGTCCTCGTTGTGCGCCTTGATTTGCGCGGATACGTCCGGCGTGGGGATTTTACCAATAGCGTCATCCACATACTTGTACACATCCGTCCGCTTGCCCTGCGGGTCGTACACGCTTGCAAGCATATCGCCAGCGCCTTGACCGTTCGCGCCGTTGTAGACCTCAAAGTCAAACGTCGTCCCGTCCGTCAGGGTGATGGTATAGACGTCGCTCGTGCCGGGGGCGTGTGTGCCGCTCTTGAGCGCGATGTCGGAAATGCCGTTGCCGGTTGCACCCTGCGGGCCGGGAGCGCCAGTGTCACCGCGCGGCAAGCCAAAGACGAGCTTATAAACGTTGTCCACGAGGGACTTGCTCACCGTGGCGGGCTTGCCCGTCTCAAGCGTCACCGCATCGACGATCATGTTGACGATGGCGTCGCGCGCCGCTTGTGCATCGGTCTTTGCTGTCTCCGCCGCAGACTTGGCGGAAGCAGCGTCCTCGGCGCTCTGAGCGGCCTGTGCGGCTTTCTGCCCCGCAGCGGTCGAACTACCCGCCGCCGCGTCCTTTGCGCTCTCAGCGGCTTCCTGTGCCGATTCCGCTGCCGTCTTGGCGGCCTGTGCGCCGGTCTGCGCACTCTCCGCCGCTTTCTGCGCATTGGCCGCAGCGGTCTGTGCATCCTTTGCCACCGTCTCTGACTTTGCCGCATTGGTTGCCGCCGTCTGCGCGGCCTGCACCTTCTCGTCAACGCCGGTCGCAGATGCAGCGGCAGCAGCCGCAGAAGATGCCGCCGCCTTTGCGGACGCATCTGCCGCAGCAACCTTGTCGTCGATGCCCTGTGCAGCGCCCGCGGCCTTTTCAGCCGATGCAGCCGCCGCATCAGCCGATGCCTTGGCGCTGTCAGCGTATTCCTTTACGCCCTGCACCTCTGCCGCGACGGAATCCTTGGCATACTGCACGACCTGACTGCCTTTCAGCTTTTTTGCCTCGCCGCCCTGCTCAAGCACAAAAAGGTCTTCGCCCGTGATCTGTGTTGCTTGGGTGAGGTCAGAAATTGCTTTATCAGCCATCGGTTACCTCGCTTTCCTTTTCGGGCTTCGTCTTGCCCTCTTTGGCGGGCGGCTCTGCGGGGACGTGCGCCGCCTGCTGGTCAAGCCGCTCGAGGATCGCATATGCCTGCCTTAGCTCTCCCTTGACCTTTGCCATCTTCTCCGCGTCGTTCGCGGAGATCATCACTGAGGACAGCGTATTAAATGCGCTGTCAAGGATCTGCATTACCTGCTTTTTCATAGTGCCTCCTTATCCCGACTCCCACCAAGAGTCGGTGTAGATTTCTGCGTTGTAGGGTCTCCACATGTCCGTGTAGATGTACGGCGTATACGCTCGCCACATATCCGTGTAGATGTACACCGCGCCGCCCGTAGTGCCGCCCTCTGTGGTAAACGATCCGCTGTCGGAATAGCTGGTCTCCACCCATTGATTGAGGTTGGTGTCCCAATAGCAGAGCACTGCCTCCCAATCGTAGGTTTTGCCGGGGGTAAGTCCGTCGAACGAATCCGTAAACGTGTTGTTCGCGCCGGAATCCTCGTTCGAGGTCAAGTAATACCCGTAGCCCAGAATGCCGGTCACGTAGATCGCACGCGCTCGATTATGGTAGCTGTCTCCGTAAAACGTGCCGTTGAGGACAGCTGTCGTTGACCCCGTCGCCGTAACGCTAACACTAAAACTTGCCATGCGTCACCTCACTGACGAAGGAAAAACAGTTTCCCCCAGTTACCGGCCGGTAAGATATTTCCGTACATCTGGCTACCGATATACAGCTCGCCGCCGCCGAGCGACACAATGTTGTTGGACAGCGTGATAAATCCACCGTAGGCGCCGCTGGCTTTTAGGTATACATTGGTCGCCGATTCCAGCTTGATACCGCCATAGAGGGTTTTGATGCCGACACCGTAGTCAACGTTCGTCTCCACAAGCGAAATTTCGCCCACTTTGGTATTGCTGTTTGCCAGGAGTTCCACCGTCTGGCCTCGTAACTTTTGCGCTGTGATAGAGGTCCCGTCGATGTACGTTGCGATCGCACTATTGACCTCGTTTGCGTTCAGGCCCGCGTTGTTGTCGACGTAGGTCTTCGTAGCATAATTCGAGCCGTCCTTGAGATCGCCGACGCGGATGCTGCCGGTCTGGATTTGGTCGGCTGTCAGCGTACCCTTGATATTCGCCGCATCGACGTACAGATTATCCGTCTTGATGCTGCTGCCGTTGATCTTGGTCGTGCCGCTCGCGTCCGTCACCGTCAGGCCGTCCAGCGTGGTTTTGACCTCAGTGTACTTGCCGTCGATGCCCTCGACCTTGAGTATGATCTCCTCGCTCGTCTTGGTGATGAGAGAGCGCGTTTGTGCAATTTTTCGGTCAAATTCCTGTTTGATGTAACCGCCGGAAGGGTATTCATCTTCCATTTCCAATTCTCCGGGAGAGGAAATGTCAGCATAACCGTGCCCATCGTCGGCAATGCGGGAAAGCGGAGAATAGACCCCACCGACATTCACGCCGTCGCCAAGCTCCGCAGCGGGGTCGATGTTAGCCGCGCCAGCTTCATATGCCTGATATCGATATCCTTTCATTCGTTGCAGCAAGGCGCTTACCATCGCTTGTGTTGCGTGAGGGCAACTTGCAGTGATCTCCATGCCGGTATCATCACCGGCAGTCAAGCTCTTCTCATCGTCAAGTAAGAGTGTCACGCGGGAAATGGGCTTATATTGGCCATTGTCGGAAAAGCTGGTCATATCCTGACCAACAAAATACTTATCAGACAAGGATTCTCACCCCCCCGAATGTAATTGCATCGCCGTACTCGGTGATAAGGTAATTGGTTTCAGCTGGCATGGACAAGAGCGGGACAAGCAAAAGCTCCCCTGCGTCTGTAATAATCCAGTTGCCGCCGTGTGCCGCAGCGATAAAGCAAAGCTCATTACGCAACGTGTAATCATTGGCGGGGTAGTCAATGGTATACGCGCTGTTCAACGCAGTCCGCTTATCCAGCGTTACCCCCATCATCTGGCAAAACAGATTCACAGCGGTAGGCATAGACATCGGGAACGTTAGAGAGTTAGACGGTTCCCACACAACGTCCGCTTTACGCATTGCGTCATATGCTTCGACTTCCCAATAATCGTCGTCGCGAGAACGCTTGTTGGTAAAAAACACGCCCTTTGGAATCCATGCGGTCGCCTGAGTGCCGTTTACCAGTCTGAGATAGCGCTTGATCGTCGCGGCGCGCGGGATATTGTCTGCAATGACTGCAAGTTTTAACGTCGCGCAACAGGCATTGCCAATCCCGAACTCCTCAAACAACTGCGATTCAACGGAGTGGGAAACCTCTGCATCTTTTCCGTACTCTACGTCGTTGATGACAAATTTGAATTCGCGCTCCGTCCCGGGCTTGTGGAGCAAATCATGCCACAGTGCACTTGTTGTCTGCCCCATATTTACACCTCAATCAAGTTAAACGTCGCGCCGCCCCACACCTCGTTATCATCTGCCGCTTCTTCAAGCGTGCATTCCATCGACGAGCAATAAAATGTGCTTGTGCGCACACCATGCAAGTCAAGATACTTTACGGTGCAGGTCGTTTTGTTGAGGTCGTCATCAAGCTTTGCCAACATATCCCGCGGGATGGAGCGTGTCGTATAGCTCAACTTCCGTTTTGTGGTGATCTTGTCGCGCCGCATCTTGCCATCTTTGGTGCGGGTGGTCTTGTCGCTGTCGAGATCGTTTCTGCTCCACCCGTAGCCCTTTGTTGCGATTGCAGACGAGTAGTCCGTGCCGTTAATAATAAGGACTTCCATGTTACTCCTCCTTAGTACAGCAGCACGGGCTTACCCGCCGCGCGTGTCATGTTGTTAATATTCTTCACGGTGCTGCGTGCGATCTCCTTACCGTCGAGCTGCACTACGACCGTGGTTGTGCCGCCGCCCGATTCTGCCATAGCCTGCTTAAATGCGTCGACCATTGTTGCAAGCGGCGTTTCAATGTTCGTCCCGCTTTTCTGGTCGCCTAGCACGGCAAGAAATTCTTTGTTCGGGGGGATAACTGCACCGGTCGCCAAACGCGGCAAACGAACCTCAGAGAGCGAAGAAATATGCCCGCCAATGCTTTTGCCGCCGACACCTGGAACCCAACTCGGAACAGTAAACTTGATCGTATTGATTTTACTAATCAGCCAGTTCAAGCCTTTAATGACGGCATTGATGGCGCTCTCGGCAATAATAACGATGCTGTTCCAGATGCCAGAGAAAACTTTTTTGACACCTTCCCACGCAGATTTCCAGTTTCCCGTGAACACGCCCTTGATAAATTGGATAATTCCACCGAGGATATTATCTTTCAAGTTTCTGGCAAACTCTGTCAGATTACCAGTTAAGGCAAGAATCGCAACGACAATTCCAGCAATACCGGCAACCACCAAAGGAATAACGCTTCCGGTCAAGAAAAAGAAGCCAAGTCCAGTGGCTACAATTCCGGCAATCAGCATCAGAGTGTTTTGCAAATTTGCACCGTTGGTAACGATGTCCTTGAATGCCGTGATAATTAGCGCAGCTCCGCTTACGACGAGCCCGGTTCCCGCGCCAACCTTGCCAAATGCGATTGCAAGTCCGCCTGCAAGGGCAACAACGCCTGCGAGGGATTCAAGCAAATTCTTCCAGTTCACGCCGTTGTTCCACGCATCTGATAAGCCATCCCACAGGAGGACAAGTCCGCCAACAGCAATGAGGATTCCGCTGAGCTTTGTTAGGATAGAGCCGAGCGCACCGGGAAGCCCGCTTGCTACTTTCCACAAAGCAAGGCCCGCAGCGATCAGCAAGACCGAATCAGCAATCTTTTTGAGCCTGTCACTAATATCATCCATGTAGCTAAAATCTGGGGTGATATCATCTGCGCTTACGCCACCGCCGCCCGCACTGTCAGCGGTATCACCGGATAACTGGTTTATCTCATCGAAGGCCGCAAGGTCGCTTGCTGCCTTTTTTGCAGCGCCGCCAGTCCCTTTCAGGGCTTTGGTCTCCTTGTTTAAGGACTTTGCAGCGTTCGCAGATGCCTTGACGCTTTTACCGGAGATAAGCGCCACAAGGCGGGAGATTTGATTGATGACCGCCGTGATTACGCGCACAAGCATTGTAAATGCAGGAACAACAACACTTACAAGCGGCTGCGCCAATGTCAGCAACGCGCCTTTCAGCTGTGCAATAGATTCTCTCGCTTCCGAGTTGGTCATCACAACGCTTTTCACCCACTCGCGCACTTTGGCAAGCGCCTGAGTGATAGCAGTAAATACAAGAGCGCTGCGAACGACTGAGCTAATGCGTTTCCCAAAGTTGTCCATGCTCTTTGATGCTGCTTCTGTCGCTGCACGGATGCCAGCGCCTTTATTGCGGCCCTCAATCTGCTGCGCAAGGTCTGCTGCCTGCGTCTTTGCATCTGAGATTTTTTCACTCGTGTTAGTGAGCTTACTATTCAGCTTTTCAACCTCACTTGCGGTCTTGTTGAATTCACTTTGGAGCAGCCTCACGCGCTCTGCCTGTTCGGATACGTCTGTTTTTTCGTATGTGCCTTTGGGGGCGCTGCGCATTTCCGCAAGGATTGCTTTTGCGTTGTCAAGCTCCGCGCCAATGGTGCGAAGTTGCTCTTCCATCGGCGTTTTTTGACTTCCGAGCTTGTTGAACTCCTTCTGCAAAGATGCAATATTTGACTTAACCTTGTTCAGGTCAGAGTGTAGTTTTTTGTCGCTGATTGTAGCGTCAATTACGATTTCACCATCTGCCAAAGCTATCACCTACTTGCTATTTGTTTTTTTGCATGGTATCATCAATATATCCACAAAACGTGGCTATAGGAGGAATGAATATGGATAAGATGACTACTTGTAAAGTGTGCGGCGCGTCTATTGCAAAATCAGCGTCAACGTGCCCTCAATGCGGAGCAAAGCAAAAAAAGCGCCACCCAGTGTTGGGGATCATCATTGCTATTTTCGGCATTTGTCTGATTGCCGCCGCATTAAACGGCATGGGCAATGATTCTGGCCCAGAGAGCCAAACGTTTGGCGTTGGAGAAACCGCCGAGTTAAATGGGATCAGTGTAAAGTTTGATTCCTGCACCGAAAGCAATGGATCGCAGTTCAACACGCCTGATGATGGTAATGTGTTTCTTCTTTGCGAATTCTCCATTGATAACCAGTCGGATAAAGATATTGCCGTTAGTTCTATCGCATCGTTCAACGCCTATGTTGATGACTACTCGACAAATCTGAGCATTTCAGCCACCATCGCAACCGATAAAACTCAGTTGGACGGAGCTATTGCTGCCGGTAAGAAAATGACCGGCGTTGTCGGATACGAAGTCCCCAAAGACTGGAAAGAAATTGAAATTCGCTTTACTCCTGACTTTTGGTCTGGAAACGAAATCACATTCATTGCAAACAAGTAACCACCTTCGCCCGATGCTATTTTGCGTCGGGCGTTTTTTTGCCCAACCACGCATTGATCGTGGCGTTTTCTTCTTCTGTCATCGGCTTCTTTAGATCGACAAGCCGCCTGTTTTCTCGGTAAAATTCTCGATCCGACTTGTCGAGCGTTTTCCCTTTTGCTTTCAGGTTGCGGATTCGAACGATGTTTGCAAACAAGCAATCCCCAATTTCATAGTACGCAGAGACGAATGACCACCAATGGAAATAAGGCATTGCGCGTACTTCATGTCCCACAACACGGTTGATGGGAGCCACAATGTATTGAAAGTCTTGTTCCCAATCCATCAGCTTTGGGCGTTTCCGGTTATCTCCCTCGTCGCCGCAGTCAAGAAACCATGTCATTTGCTTCACCGCATCAGGGATATGCTCGTCCGGCATTTGCAAAAAATCGGGATAGAAAATATCCAGAGCAGCCAGAACCTTTTGACCGTTGTCCAGCTCGACCGCAGCAAACACCGAAAGCACGTCCAGTGCTGCGCGATAGTCTGAGCGGATAGCATATTCAACGCCGCAGATGTTCAGCGACGTCGGGAGTTCGTACATCATTTTTTGTACTTCTGGGTGTACTTGCGGATTTTCTCATCAGCAAGCGCCTGTTCGCGCTTCGTTGCGTCTTCAAACTGGTCGATGATTGCCATCATAAAGTTCTGCCACACAGGTGCGCCATTGGCAGCGGAATAGGCGTTGATGCTGCCAAACAACGTGTCGGCAATATCCTGCCCGAACAGATCGTTGATGATGTCGCGCATCTCCCTGTCGATGGAATCCACCATGTCAAAGAGCTCGTCGCCCGGCTCGGTTGTATCGAGCTTTGCCACTCTCTCTTCCTGCTTTTTTCGCAGATCATTGAATACGCGGTACGCTTTCTTTGCGAAATTTACGTCCGCAGGATTGAAATACACGGTCACAATACCGTTTACACCTCGAATGGTGTATTCCTTTACGCCGGAATCAAAGCTGAGTTCCATACTTACCTCCGAAATGAGGGCTGACAAACGCCAGCCCTCTTTGATTTAGTCCTCTGTAAACGTGACAGTGCCGCCGGAAATGGCCGCAGTGCCCGTCTTGCGCGTGCCGCCAAGCGTTACGTCGATAGGCATACCGATAAAGCCGCCGCCCTCGCCGCCGAGGGAAGAGGGCTTGACCATGCAGGACGAATAGCGCTCCGCAAAAACAGCCGTATTCGCCGTTCCTGCATAAGCGTGGACAATCAGCACGTCCTGATTTGCCAGCGCCGCCGCGTTCTGCTCCTTGACCGCAAGATTCCACACTTTGACGATGGCGGGGTCGCCAGCATCGAGATTGGACGGGTCAAAGGTCTGTGTGATAATGGGTTTCTTCATGGTCGTGCGCGTCGTGCCGAGAATGTCTTTCGAAGAATCCTCCTGCCAGTCGTATTCCATGCTGGAATCCGTGACGCGCGTACCGAAGGGAGACCATGTGGGGGTTCCGGTTTCGCCCGTGTTGAGACACGCGATCAGAAGTTCGCGGTCTACGGTCTGCCCCGCCGGAGTGTTAAATGTCGTATCAGCCATTTTTAATCACCTCGTAGTTCATTTTCATAAGGATTTGGTGATCCTCGTCGCCGTTCTCATACATGGCGAAAAGAGAGGATCGCGTTGTAGGCTCAATGCGAATGACGCGCCGGCCGTCGCCAATGTCAGGCGGTGTTTCGCTTGCTGCCCAATCGCCCAGAGCGTTAAGCAGCTCGTCAGCCTTGAGCCGTTTGTCGTTGCTATTCCCCGGCTTCATGCGGTAGATAACCTTGAATTGGTATTCCGCCTGATAACCGCCGAGAATGTATTTCCTGACGATATACGCCGCCTGAATTGTGGACAGCGCCATCGCCGGAGTATCGGCGGGAAGAAATTCGAATCGAATCAAATCAACTGGCTTATTTGGGAATGTGTTTAACCACGCAAGCAGTTTGCGGGAGACTTGATCTTCTTCCGCTGCCGATACCGTCTTTTTAACCTGTTCCGTACTTCTTCACCGCCTTATCTGCTACGCGCACCCACTTATCAAGGTTTTGCGCCTTAGATGCTTCAAACCAATGTGCTTGTGCTTGTGGATTGACATCCGTCCTGAACACCAAATTCCGATCTGTCGTTACCTTGTGCTCGCCTTTTCGCACCCAAGAGCTGCCGGTTTCAGGGTCTACCATCAGCTTTCCGTTATAGAGGTATCGGGCATAAGGCCCAGGATATACAATGCTGTTTCCGATAACTCTCGTCCTGTTCATAAGCCCTGCGGCATCCCCAGAGGACGGCACAAATGGACGCGTGTCTGTCTCCACCTGTACCGCAACTTCGTGTTCTGCCTTTGTACAAGCCCTTGCAGCGGCTTCTTTCACCGCATCCATGCCGGAAGTGTCAACGGTAAATTTCAGTACCATGTTATTTACCCCCGCACTCAAAATGCTGCATATCCGGGCTTCCGTAGTCCATCATGTCAACTTTGGTGAGGTTGTAGCAGTCATCGTGGCTCAGAACGACGGTCATGTTGTCCGACACGAATTCGCCCTTTACAAAGCACGTCATGCCACCGTTGCCCTTGTATGAGAGCGTCCATAGGTTAGACTTATCCGCCGCTTTGAAAAACGATTGCGGCCCGATGTAAGTTTTCGGCTTCCCTGTTACCCCGTCCACCGCTTCCACGGCAAACGGGATATACAGATTCACAGCGTCCGCACTTTCAAGGCCGCTTTCGCGCACGTTCACGCCCTTCGACGCTTGGAGCATCACACCACGCAGGATTGTGGTATAAACTTTCTCGACCTCATCAAGCGTTGTCGGGTCGATCTCCTGCACGATGTTGTAAATCGTTACAGTATGGGGAGCGTACATCTGCAACCACCCCCGCGATACAGTAGCCCGGTATGGGCAAGGTATTCCATGCACGTTTCTGCAAGCAGTTTCTTCGCACCGTCCGTTGCGCTGAGCGCAGACAGGGCGGATTCCCCACCCGTTGCAAGTGTTCTGGAATAACTACCTACCGTTTCGCTTTTGACTTCCGCGTCATTTGCCGCGGCGTTGGCGAGGTTCTTCATAGCAAGCGCCTGCGCTGATTCAATGACTGCATATTTGTCAACGAGCGCGCAGCAGCACATCTTTACCGCGTCCAGATCAGCGTTGTCCGCCGCTTTGTTGCGGGTGTAGTAGTCGAGGAAGGAACTGGCCCGCACAGCCAGTCGCGGAAAATCTTCCTCGCTCACGGCTCCCATATAGGTGCCGGAGTAGTATGTATAATCAGCGTAGACCATGCGGGCTTACCCCCTCTCTCGTTAAGACTGGACGGTAACAGTGGCAGTGCCGGTCTTCGTGCTGTCCTGCTTGGACTTGGCCGTAACGGTGATACTGGTCTTAGTCTCAGCGGAGTCGATAGTCAGCAAGCCGTCTTCGCTGATCTTGGACTTCGTGCCATTCTGGCTCCACTCGACCTCGCCGTTGATAATGCCCTCGCCGGTAACAGCAGCAGTAAACGACTTGCTGTCGCCCTTTGCCATCGTCGCGGTAGCGGGCGAGACGGTAACAGTAGAGATGTCGCCGCCCTTGCCGTAAACAGAGAACGGGAACGGATTTGCCTTTTCCGCGTTGTAGGCGTTGATGGGGTTCGCGATCTCCCAGCCGAGACGCATGACTGCGCGCAGCGCCACCATATCGTTCTGCATGAGGTTGTAGGTGATAGCCTTCGTGGTGGGATCCTGAATAACGCCCTCGGTGAAGATCTTGAAGGTCATGTCCTGACGAATGGCATAGACAAGCTGGCTCCAATCGCCGACGATCATCTGAGCCTGGGCGGGGTCAAACGCACCGTTCATGGGGAAGTACATATCCATGCCGTCCAGACCGTAGCGGGTAGCGCCCTGCATATCGGTCTTGAAAATAGGCTGGCCGGAAGTGTCGCGGAGACCGCGCAGCTTACCGCGCATCTGGATAGCGGACATAACGCCATTGGGGTTGAAGCCGTCCAACTCGACCTTAGAGATTAGACCGCCATCGCCCATCACATCGGCGTAGATGTCAGAACTGATAGGCACGCCGTTACCGGCAGCGATGGCAGCGGGAACAACGCCGGTGCGCCAAGTGCTGGGCTTGTTGGTGCCGAACAGGATAGCGGCGTCGATGACCTTGCCGAAAGCCTCGGTCAGGCGCGGCTTAACTTCGCCCCAAATGTCATAGTCCGCATCGTCGAGTGCCGCCTCGGGAATGGGGACAATGACTGCGATCTCCTCGGCGTACAGTTTCTTCTTGTCCCACGCCATCTTGGTGGTCTGCTTGAATGCCTCACCTGCGCCGCCGTCAGTGGCTTCGCCATTGACAAAATACGCAGAGGGGAGCGCGTCAAGCACGTTGATGGTCTGCGTCTTGCTGGACATATTCGCCAGACGACGGCCCATGCGCAGGACAGCGGATTCCGCGATAGCGCCCTGCATGATCTCGCGGGTTACGGGTTCCGGAATAAGTCCGGAAAGTGCGGAACGATCAATAGTTGCCATGTTGTAATCTCCTTTTCGTTACTTGAGTGCGCCGCGGATCAGATTGTTCATCGCGGCATTATTTGCATTCGGTTTGTCGCCGCCGCCCACAGGAGCCGTCCAGTCAAACTTGACTTTCTGACGATTTTCCGTGAGCTTATCAACGGCCTGCTCAAAAGTGGTCTTGTCGTCCATCATCCTGAGAGCCTTAAACGCGATAAACTCCGCTTCCTCGCCGGTTAGCCCCTTGGAAAGCACATACTTCTCGCGCTTGAGCTGCTGAACTTCGGCCTGCGCTGCGGTCAGGGCGGACTTGTTATCCGCAAACTCCTTTTCGCGCTTTGCCTGCCGCTCCTGCTCGGTCTGCTGACTGTCTTTCCATGTGCGATACGCGGTCATCTCGTCCTCGCTGGGGTACTTTCTCCGTTCCCGGTCAAGCCTCGCCTGAATCATCTTGTCAACATCAGCCTGAGTGAACGTCTTTTCCTGCTCTTGCGCAGTCGTTCCCGTGCTCTGCACGGTGGTTTCTTCTGCCATAAAAATCTCCTTGTTTAACGACCTGTCGGTCAGTGTTGATAAAACAAAAGAGCCAACCTGTAAGCGTTCCTTACAAGTTGGCTCCTATTGCCCTTTCCCGCGCCCTATTGCGCGGGAGTGCTATATTTAATTGTTTTCTTCACCTCTAAGACAATGTACCCATCGCCTTTTCGTCGTATCTCTGCATCGTTGCCGCGCTTTAGAATAGCTTGCACGGCCTTGATGGCTTCGTCAAAGTTCAATATTGCATCTTCGTCCTTTCCCACTGTTCAGGCAGCCCCGCAGCCTCGCTGAACGCCTTGTATTTCGCGTTTAACCGCCGTAGCCGTATGTTTACCGCCCGTTCTTTTTCCGTCAATCCTGCGGCCTTGTAAGCGGCTTTCTCGCGCTTTAGATTACGGATTGTCCGCTCTACGCGCCGTTGCATCTGTGTTGCTTCGTATGCGGTGTATGTTTTCCCCTCAAAAGTGCAGCCGAGCCCATCGTCGATATGCTCAAGCTGCTTATCGGTATAGGTGCGCTCCATAACTCCTTCAACAAACGCCGACCAGCTATGCCGACAATTTGCTCCAAGAATACCGGTCACATCTCCAATGCCGCATGTGCTTTCAAAATCTGGATATTCCCCTTTTGACGCGTCGGGGTATTTCTTTGTAAATTCAGCCCATCGATACAGTTTGCCTTGCCATTTTTTGTGGTTTTCCCACCCTTTAGGCCCATCGATATCACGCGCTCCGGCGTGCGCCTCTACTTGCACAAGGTCGGTTTGCAAAAAGTCCATAGACTGTTCCGAGTATTTACGGTTTAGCTGATTTACCGCCGTCATAACCGCGCGGCGGGCAGCCACATCGATCTGGTCGCGGTGTCCGCTCTCATAATCCACGACTTTTAGGCCGCTTTGCGCCAACTGACGCACCGCCGATTTGATAGCCTGATTGTAGCTGATAGCGCCGCTCTGGATTTGCATTGTAGCGTTATCCAGCGCCCATTGGTATGCTTTGGCAGGTGACAGCATTGTGCGCCCAGCGTCCACTAAAAAGCCCATTGATCGCGTTATATTGCGCATTGTTTGCTTTGTCTGCTCGTATATTGCCCAAGTATCTTCTACGCTTACCAGCGTTTCCGGCTGCGTGATGTGCGCAAGGTCAATAAGCTCGGTGTAATACTTCTGGTTGCGTTCCACAACATCGTCAAGCAGCTCATTCAACTTCGTTTCACTGATACCGGAAGTTTTGCGAATTGCTTTCTCAATCTCTTTTAGGTCGATGCCATGTGAGCGAAGCACGCGAATGTCTTGCACGGTTACTTCGTTCAGTTGGTCTGACGCTTTGAGACGGGAGCAGATTTCTTCCAGCAGCGTGATTTCAAGCGCACGGAACAATTCTGTCAATTCTTCCGGCATTGCGTCAAGCAGGTCTGGGCTAAAAGGGTAAGGCCGCATACGCCGTCACCTCACTCAATCTCTTCTTCCGGCTCTTTTGTCATGGCCTGCATCTTCGGTAGCGCCGCCTTTGCGGTTGCCTCGTCCTCGTTTTTGTACGTCATGCGCATTTCATAATCGTTGAGGATCCCAGCAGACAAAAGCTGCATATCGCGCGCAAACTCAGCGTCTTTGTCCTGGAAAATACTGTCGTCAAAATCAATACTAATTTCAATATTTTCATCCAGTCCGGCGTTCATGGTCGTATTGCCCAGTCGGAGGAGAACCCTACAAAGTTCAACAAGCACCTGCTCCAAGATGATCTGGTGCTTTCCTCGCGTCTTTGCAAGCTCACTGTGCGTACTGATAACCTGCGTCGCAGTCGCCATTACGGCTTGGTCGATCTGATAAAAGTTCGTGCCAAAGCCGCACTTGCTCCCCAAGATATTAAGCGCGAACTGAACCCCGACACTTAACTTATCGGAGTTAAGTGTCATGTCGATTGGCTGAATAACCGCCCCATCGCTTACATCTTCTGGCATAACGTAGTACACAAGATCGTTTTCATCAAACGCCGGTGTACCATCAAGAAATTTACTCGCCGCAGGCTTAACCATAATGCGTTTTTTGCCCATCACGAACTCATTGATGTAAGCATCATAGGCAATATCGGCACCTTCGAGTGCATCGATAGCATTGGCATAAACCGAAATGCCGGTTGGAAGCAAATAGTTGAAGTTATTCGCAATGTTAAGTCGGTCAATGACAAATTGACGCTTATCGCTTCCGGTATGTACAACAGGGGGGATGCGCTCAAAGCCCTTAACATTGGTCAGTGCTTCGTCTGCAAGTTGCTCATTATCATACCGATAAATGCGGTTCTCAATGACGTATTCGCCGCCATCCTCTTTTCTATGGATTTGCAGATAGAGGTAATCGCGCCCGCCCCTTGTAATTACAGAGGAAAACGCGCACTCGCTGATATATCCGTTCTGCCATGCCAGCGGGTAGATATTTTCGATAGTCACATAGTCCAGCACAATGCCGGATGTATTGCCGGGTACGATCTCGCCGCTCTCGTTGACCTCCTGCCCCACTACGCGGGGAATGTATGCCACCGTGCCAAGCGCAGACTTCATTTCCTGCATCTCATTCGCCTTAACAGCAAAATTGTTCTCCGTCAAGATGCGGTCAATAAATTCCTGCTCCTTATTCCCTTCAAGCGTTATCTGCACTTTTTCGTTCATGAGCAGATTCGCCCAATCCTCGCACAGTTTCTTTCCCATTCCAAGGGAATACCGCTTGCAGTTGACCATGCTTTCACCGTTACGGACGCGGTAATTGTGGAAGCCCTTTACATTTCCCTGATACCAGCTTTTCCACTCCGCAACCTTGCTGTAAAACGATTCGGGGATCGTGGTATAGCCAAGCTCGTTAAGTTTTAAGATAACTGCATTGCTCATGCGATAACTCCCATCCGGCGAGAAATCCGCTCTAAAGCGTATCTTGTGGCATCAATCAAATGGTTATTTGCATCAGGATACCCGCTGATGATGTCGCCGTCTTTATTCCGTTCGTATTCGTAATTTACAAACTCTTTATACGCGTTTGGTGTCCGGCGGCGGTCAATGACGATCTTGCGCCTCTGTAGCCACTTCATGCCGTAGTCCACGGAGCCGGGGCCTTTGATAGCCTCCTTTGCCGGAAGGCCAAGCGCCCGATAATCCGCAGTGCTCTTCGGCTCTGCGCTGTCACACGTGATGTACGCGTCGCCATATCCGCACCCTTTGATAATTCCGCCGCTCTCCTCGTTTGTCAGCTTATTTTTATAAATCTCGTCAATAAAGTAGATTGTCTCCCGCGCCCGGTCGTAGTGTAGCCGGATAAACGCAAATGGATCTGGATACCATCCCCAGTCAACACCTTGGTATATCTGGTCGAAGCTCCCGATCTCCTTGTCCGTAATCTCTCGCAGCTCCAAATTTTCAAACACATTTCCACCCGTGCCGACCGGAATGCCAAGATACTCGTGCTGATATGCACGCTCGTCTGTCTCTTTGAGGTGTTCCGCTTCTGCAAGAAACTGTTCTCCCAGCCATTCAGGCGGTGCTTGCAGATATGTTGACTTGTGGCACAAGCGGTCATCCCGTTCTTCCAAGCTATCCTTGTTTGCCCAGTTGTCGCGCGAAATTGGTGGGTTATAGCTTTCAAAATTCCAAAACACCGAGCCGCCGCGCATGGTCGACTGCAAAATGTTTCGGATTTCTGCGCGTCCGGCAAACTGGTCTTTTTCTTCAAAGTGCGTTACGGCAATGTAGCCAAACGGCACCTTGATAGACTTGATCTTCATGGGATCGTCAGCACCCCGAAACATGATCTTCTGCCCGGTAGGCTTATAAATCAGCTCCATCGGGGATACCTTTGCTTCCCAATACGCCGCCATGCCCAGTTCACCGATTGCCCAGACATACTGCGCGTATACGCTGTCACGAATGGTATTTGCCACCTTACGCAGCACCAGCGCGTGTGTACCCGGATTGTTTATCAGCAGCAGGGGGACGAGTACAGACACCGTGGAGGATTTTAGTGAGCCGCGCCCACCGCTGAAATCGTAGTGCGTGTGACCGTGGTGGAACACGTCATGCGCCACGGCGTAGAATGCAGAGCCGATTTTTTCAGACAGGCGAATGTCAGACATCAATTATCACCTTGACACCCTCTGTGTTGATGTTCTGCTCCACAATATCCTTCTGGTCGAGGTACTGTTTCCCCAGCCAAATGGCCATATTCGCGTTCTTTTCAGCCAATCGCCACTGACTTCTCCGCAGCGAAATTTTCCCAGCTCCGCGCTTTTGCTTAAATACTTCGGAAAAACTGGCATGATAGGTGCGTTTACACCAACTATCCAGTGTTTTATCGGTCACACCAAACCAGCCACAGATTTCCTCAAGCGTGCATTGCAGGCCGCAGAGGTTCTCGAACTGCTTCTGGTCTATTTCCTTTCTTGGCCTTGCCATACGCGCCCTCCTTTCTCTGCTGGCGTTTGATAAACTTCTCCATATCCCGCTTTAGGTGCGGGCTGCTTGTTTTGGCGATGATCGCCCGCGCTTCTTCAATCGTCATTCAGCAGCACCGCTTTCTTCCCCGTAAACTTCTCCCAACGGTCAACAATGACATCGGCATACTTTTGGTCAAACTCCATGCAGTACGCGTGTCTTCCGTTCTGCTCCGCTGCCATGATCGTTGTGCCGGAGCCAGCGAACAGGTCAAGTACATTCTCACCCGGCTTACTGGAGCACTGCATCTGGTAATCAAACAACTTAATCGGCTTCATGGTCGGATGCTCCGCAGATTTGACAGGCTTATCGAAATTCAACACCGTTGTCTGTCTGCGATTCTTGAAGAAGTAGTGCTTCTTACCCTCCGTCCACCCGTACAGGCAAGGCTCGTGATCGTCCTCTTCAATCTCACTTTCACCGTACAGGCAAGGTTCATGTTTCCACTGGAAATCCTGTCTCCCCATTACGAGGGAATTCTTTACCCAAATCAGGCACTGCCGGACACGCAGCATTGCGTCTTTACACGCACCGCGAAAGTTATACCCTTCACTGTCTGCGTGCCAGATGTAGAACGGAGCACCGGGCTTCATGACCAGCGCCGCATTGGAGAATGCATCCGTCAGGAAACGCCTGAAGGCCGTATCCTCCATATTGTCGTTCTTAATCTTCCCGGCGGTGCCCTGATAGTCCACATTGTACGGGGGGTCTGTGAGCAGCAAATCCATTTGTGCCCCCCCCACGAGCTTCTGTACATCTGTCAAAGACGTGCTGTCTCCGCACATAAGGCGATGGTCTCCAAGCTGGTACACATCGCCAAGTTTGCTCTTTGGCTCTGCCGGTAAAACGGGATCGTAATTGTCCTCTACCACTGACGTGTCGAGTTCATCACGCAGACCCCAATCAAAGTCAAAAGCAGACAAGTCAAGCCCCGGCAGCTCATCAGCCAGCAGGTCAAAGTCCCAATCGCTCTCGTTGCTCTTGTTATCTACCAGCCGCAGGGCGTTCACCTGCTCCGGTGTCAGATCGTCCACGCAGACGCAAGGCACTTCTTCCATGCCCAGTTTCTTCGCCGCCAGAGCGCGGCAATGCCCGATTACGATCACGCCGTCACGATCAATCACAATCGGCTGTACAAATCCGTACTGCTTGATGCTCTCCGCAACGTTGTTGATTTGCCGCTTATCATGCTTTTTTGCGTTTGCGGAATACGGCACAATATCCGCAAGCCGCCGCTTTGTGATTTCCATGCCATCCTCCTGTTTTGCTACTAGCCCCCACCCCTTGGCCTTACATAGCAGACTTTACCCGCCCCGAGGGCATACACTTGCGCTGAATCGCTCTTCCAACCAAGCCACAATGCATCGTCGAACTTTCAGGCGGGCGCTATGCCCATTGCCAAAGGCATCGGCTCTCCTCTTTTGGAGCGGCGAGACGGTATCGAGCCGCCACACGTCCACAATGTTGCCTATAGCCATTGCTTTCGCTTCTGCTTCTGCACGCCGCATATGTCCCCGCTGGGCCACTTCGTTGAGAGGTGCGCGGGGTCCTGTGCCGCATGAGAGGTGCGACCTCTCGGCCCTGATCGTGGGCTGCATCGCGCGTGCGGCATGTTGCGGGGAACGGTGTGAAAAGATGAAAAGCACCGCGCCCCGCGATGGCGTAGGGGGTAAACGCCATAAATGAGAGAACCGCAAAGGCTTTTGCACCTCTGCGATTCTATTATCTCATAAGCAAATGGCTTTTTAAGGCCAACTTTTAATCATCGAGCAGCCCGTAGTTCCGCGCGACGCACTTAATAAAATCCGTATGCCATCGTCTCGCCGTCCGGTCGGAACAGTTAACCGCCATCGCCGCACCTTCGAGCGTGTGGGTCTTGTCCCAAAACACAAGGCGGATAAACTTTAAGCGCTCTTCGCCGTCTTGCATTGACTTTGTTTCGCTCACCGCTTTTCGCACAGCGTTGTTTTCTAATAAAGACACTCCGTGCAACTCCTGCTCTCGATTGGGGGTATAGCGGCGGATAATTGCTTTTACATAGCCCCACCAGCTGTAACGAGGTTTACTCATGGCGTGCCACCTTCCTTTTCACCCACACCCACAGATTCCGCCACGGGTGGGATTCTGCGTAATTGGCGCGCTGCTCGGCGTTGCTCCATTGCTGATGCATATAATCACGTTCTTCTTCAACTTGTCGGCAGCCCACCGTCATTCTCGATACCTCTGCATTTGCCCGCCCAAGCGCCGCCTCAGTGTCAGCAAGCTTATTTCGCAGCGTATCCAAGTCCGCTTTCAGGTTCGCGATCTCGTTTGCCTTGTTGATGACCTCGCCGATCATCTGGTCAAGCTGCTCGGTCAGCGTGCCGATCTCTCCACGCAGCTTTTCATTTTCCTCGGCCAGTTTTACGCCGGCCTTAAAATGTGCCGCCGCCTCAGCTTCCGCTGCCCCCTGCTTTTCCTGTGCTTCCTCCACCATTTTCGCCATCTGGTCTTTGGTGTACTTCTTGATGTTGATGCTCATAATTTGGCTCCTCCCATTTTCATTTGTTCCCCGCGTCCCCGGTCGCTCACGATGCTCACGACCTTGCAGTCGCCGTATCGCTCGATATCCATGGCGATTCGCTCCTTGATGCCCTGCGCGTCAGCGGCGGGGACGTTGGCTTTAATCGTGATCGTCAGCATGTGTCCCCTCCTTCGGTTCGCCGTAGCTGCAAAAATCGTCCGGCGTGATCTCCATTCCGCTTGCTGGGCAGATGAGAAAGCCTTCCCCGTTGACCGTCGCGCGCTCTTTGTGCTCGCAGTCCTCGCACCGCGTCACGACCACGGCATCTACGGACGGAAGAACATACTTGATTATGTGATGTGCTTCTGTAAATCCCTCGGCAAGACTATCAAGCTGAGTTTCACCGTTGTGTATCAATTCTTTCGTTTTCTCGTATTCTTTGCCAAACAGTCTCAATGCTTCATCAGCGTCAATCAGCCTCATCGCTGTCACCTCCGTCCATCTTTGCGCCGCAATCAGGGCAGTAAGGGCTTTTACGGTTGTTCCACATATCGCAGCACGTTGATACATACCCCTCGGCAACGGGCGTTCCGCTTCGATAGTGCGTTACCCACCGCGCATGCACCACCGGCGCAACGTCGGCGGCGGGAATACTGTAAAAATCCTCCGCCAAATCGTTATAGGCATCTGCGTAGATTCCGCTTTCTCCGCCAAGCTCTTCAAACGCTTTTTGGCATTCTTCCGATTGCTCGCGGATATAAGCGATTGCCGCCTTGCGGCTTATGTATTCATCCATCTTTCATCGCCTCCTCTGTCCGTTCAAACCTGATTTTCATTTGTGCCGGATACAGGTCAATCTCCGGCCTGCGCTTTCCTGTCCACCGTAGCCCGCCAGCTTGACCTACGCACTTCCACCCGGCAGCCCGCAGGCTGGCCCCGTTTTCCGTGTCCAGAATATAGGTCACAAGCCGCTTGTAGCCCATAGCCCTTGCCGCTCTCCACGCAGCCGAATAAAGCATAGAGCAGGCGTTGCGGGTGCCGTCCGTGCAAAGGCGGTTGACCTCCAGCGTCCACCCATCGTCAAGGTGGCGTGCCACTGGACGTCCCACGATAGCCACGCCCACGATTTTCTCCCCGTCTGACAGGCCAATGGAAAACTTATGCCCTACCACAGGCCCGTGGTGCCGGTGGTGCTGCTCAACGTATGCGTTGGCCTCCTTGAGTGTCATTGGGCAGAGTTCAAGCATCCTTCATCGCCTCCAATGCTTTCTCCGCCTCCTCGCGGGTAAGGAATACGGTCTTGCCGAAGCCCTTTATCGATACTCCGTATTCCCTTCCGCGAGCGCCTATTGGCTCGATGCCAACAAAGCCAATCTCATTACCCAACCCGATCTGCTTAACCTCGCACTCGCTTATATGCTTGTCCGTGTCCAGTAAGGCAAACACCCGCTGGCCCACCTTGCACGGCATCACCACCAGCCGCCCGTCCTTGTCAGCCTCGGCAAGCTCGCGCAGACGGTCATCCAGCAGCCAGTTTTTCACATACTCCCAACTGCAATTATAATCAATTCCAACATCCATCAGGATATTAGACATTCGTTTAGACTCTTCCGGCGTCAGCCCCGTTTCCTCGTAGGCTGCAAGACGCTCCACACACGTCTGTCTGTACGCGCTTTTTGCCACACGGTCATTGCAATCATTGCCACTGTAACAACCTGCCGGATAATTGTAATCCGCTGCGCCGCTTGCGAGATATTTTGTCAATCTCTCCATCACTCCACCTCCTGCATCTTACTAATCACTTTTCGGATCACGTCGCCACCGTAAGCGTCTTTTGTCAGCTCCAAAAATTCCGTCAGCGTCATCATGCCGTGCTCGAGGTCGACGCCGTAGTCTCGGGCAAACTGCTTTCGCCCCATGTCACACGATCCGGTCAAGCGATGATGCCAGTCGTAAAAATACTGCGTCGGATACGTTTTTTCACGGTCTGTCTCTCGCAGGAACGCATCTATACGCTCGTCTTCCGGCATATCCTCGAAAAGCTTGTCTCGCAACGCCTCCATTGCTTCGCGCAGCGTTTCGCCATGCGCGAAAATGTTGTCCTGCTTGACGATGTAGCACGGCGTGAGCGTCAAATCGCCGTTCAAGATTGCCCCGTGCGCAGTCGTCTCTTTCGTGGCCACACTCAGGATGCCGTTGCAACCTTCAAATGCGGCAGGCTTCCAGCTAAATGGTTCTCCGATGTACATAGTCAGGCCTCCTTTTTCCGTTTCTTCCAGCCGTCACATGGCACGTCGGAATCAGGCGGCGTGAATACCGGGTAGCCTTTGCCCATGCCCCAGTTGTAGTCTTTGTCTCCATAACGGAAGCAATAGCCATAGATGACGGCCTCGTCGCTGCGAACGAACGGCTCTCTCAGTGCAGCGTAGCTCCGACACGTCTCGCAGCTATGTACTGCTCCCTCGTGAGCCTCTGCCCAAAGCTTCGTTTGCTCTTCCGTGGTCACGTCAAGGATTTTTCCCATTATGCGTCCTCCCCAAATCTCAATTTTGTTACGGCAATGGGGAACTCTTCAATCTCGCTTGCCCAGCGTGCCGTGCCCTTGCCGTTGTGCCGCTCAAATACCAGTGGGAACCCGCCGATGCCGTCGAACAGGCTCCCCATCGTAACAGGACGCAAATATTGCGCACTGATACGCTTTGCCAGGAAGTCCCAAAATGGCAAGGCGATGGAATTCCCCAGCGCCTTATAGCGCGGACTGTCGCTCGGCTTGCGCAGTTTGCCCTTACTGTCGCGCCACTCGCCGATGTCCGTCCAGTGGTCTGGGAATCCTTGCAGCCGCTCGCATTCCATCGGCGTGAGGCGGCGCACAATCATTCCGGTTCGGACGGTGTTTTGCAAATTCAGACTTTGCCCTACGCTTTCTTTTGCTTGCAGCGTCCCGTTGATCTCGCCCCCCTCGGTGAAATTGCGGCAATCAACACTGCTGACCACTAAATCGGTGCTATCCTTGTAATCTCGCTGCTTGCAGTTGCTCGCAACGTCTCCCTCGCGGTAGTCCCCGAAGCCCTGCATTTGATAGCAAACCGCCGGAACCTCGCCGAAGGTGTGCAGCGCAGAACACGGCTTGTCCGGTCCGACGGTGCTGCGGTTATTCGGCGATGTGATCTGCGCGCGATCAAATATCAAAACAGACGGACATTGATTCGTCCCGCTTGATACCGCGCCCAGCGTCGGCGCGCATTCCTCGGCGTAGCCGATGCCGTTCGCCTTTGCACCCTGCCCCGCCTTAAAGGCCGCGCAGATCATCGGCTGATTGTTCCCGCTCATGCCGGCCGCAGCGGTCAGCGTAGGTGCTCTGTCGTCGCTTCGCACCTCGGCCCCGCCTTGCTGTGTTCCCATGCAGAAAATCGCCGGGTTATTTACTCCGCCGCCAATGCCACCTTGTAGCGTCGGGGATGCTCCCTCTGTGCCAAAAATCCGTTTGCTTTGGCAGTCCCACTGCGTCAGACAGTTTTGGAAAATCGTCTGGTCGTTGCCGATGCCGAGCGTTCCGCTCTTGTCCTCCTGCACTAAAGAGCCTTTTCCTCCTCCGTCACAGCCCCCCCTAATTCGGACTGCATAAGAAGCACCGCTTTCAGCGTTTCCGGCAAGTCTTTCCCGCGCCGTTCCGCTCTCCGCAGGATGCCCTGACACGCTTTTGCGCTCAAAGAGTATTTCGCCTGCGGTGTCGTCTCCAAAATCTGCGACAACCGAGATACGACGGCGGCGTTGGGGGACTCCCCAGTGTTGCGCGTCATGCACTCGCCAAGCCACGCTCCATCGTCCTCCCACTTCATCGTGGTAGCCCCCCCAGGTGTTCCAGCCTTTTTCAGGCACTTCAATATTGGGGGCTTCCGGCTCTGCGATGCGGATGATCTCTTCGAGGACTGCCGCGAAGTCTCGCCCTTTGTTGCTGCTGAATGCTCCGGGCACGTTTTCCCAGACCATAAACCGAGGTCGGACCATGTCACCTGTTCGTCCGTTCGCTTTGTCATGTGCTCTCATCTCCTTCACGATGCGGATCTGTTCCATGAACAATCCGCTTCTTGCGCCGGCTAACCCGGCGCGTTTTCCTGCAATGCTCAAATCCTGACACGGTGAGCCTCCCGTGATAACGTCCACGGTCTCGATCTCCGCGCCGTTGATTTTCGTAATATCGCCGAGGTGCTTCATCTTCTCCCCTCGCATTCCCCGAACATCTCCCGGAACGTCAGGCCCGTCAAGTCTTCCAGCGCCAGCAGCTTTTGGATGGTCGGCTCGATATCGCCCTTGACATATTGACTGATGACCGACGCGCTGATGCCCGTTGCGGCGGCGAGCGTCGTCTGGTTGTAATTCGTCGATTCCAAAAACGCTTTCAGCCCCGGATATGGGCAGCGCTCCCACGGCGTTTTGCTCATAACAAATCGGCTCATATCACTCGCCCCCTAACAGCGTTTCAATCGGGACGTTCAGTGCTTCGGCGATGTAAAGATACGTCGATACCGCGCCGTATCGTCCGCCTCGCTCAATGCAGGAGATCGTGCTGTCCGCTATTCCAGCCCTTTCTGCGAGGGCCTCCTGATTCAGCCCGCGCATCTGCCGCCACGCCTTGACGCGCTCGCCGATGCGCTGCTCGGTCGGGATAGGCCCCTTCGGCGCTTTATCCTCGCTCAGGAAGTCCGTCACACGGATGCCCACGGCCTCACAGATGCGCTCGCACAACGGGATGGTCGGCATAATGCGCCCATACTCATAATTCGCAAGCTGCCCCTGCACAAGGCCACACATGGCGGCAAACTGTGATTGGCTCATGCCCCTTGCTTTTCTAAGGTTGCGGATCCGCTCCGCAGTGTCTTTTGCATTCATCTTTTCGCTCCCTTTATTTTCTCAGCTTTTGGCCACGCCGCGTTTTGAACTGGCGCGCTCCCAAATAATCGTCTTTTGCCTGCGTCTGCCGCTTCTCTTCGGCCTTCGCCGCCCGGACCTTCGCAATATCCTCCGCATAATGCGGGCAATGGTCCTGGCAGCCGGGATAGCGCACGGGTGGCAGGCAGCTGTGGCAGTGCTCAAAGCTCATCTCACACCTCGCGGATCGTGATGCCGTACTTGTCCTGCATCAGTTTCTTTTTCAGCAGATAGTCTTTCGTTTTCACGCCCTTTGCGTCCTCGACCTCGCGCAGCCAATGCACCGTGCCGTTGCAGTCCGGCCCAGTTGCTCGCGCGTAAACAAAATCCGCGCGGTAGACCATCGGCTTGATTCTCTCGCCCTCGATGGTCGTGTATCCCTCAACGAGCGTAAAATTCGCTTGCAACCGTAAATCGCGAATCTTGCCCATCGCGCGCAGCACTTTCAGCTCGCCGAACCGCGCCGCCTCGCGCTCGGAATCAAACTTGATGCCGTCGCGCACAACCTTGCGGTTGCCGTACTTGCTTTTCTTCGACTTCTATTCGCCCACCAGTTTGTCAAGCACCTGCTTCTGCGCCTGCGGCCCCAGCCTCGCGAGGTCAGCTGATGTCAGCGCCATCGTCGGCCTCCCTGATTCGCACTGGCAGGACCATTTTGACGTCCTCGTGGTTGGTCTTGATCGTAATGGGCCCAAGTGGCCCACGGAATTCCAGAATAGCAGGCTGCTTGAAGGCACCGCCGACGCTGGCCTTTGCCGCCTGCAACGTCGAGAGAAGATACTCGGCATTCACGCCGATACGGAATGTCGGTTCATTGGGCAGGACTTTTTCCCAATCCAGAAACGCTCCAACCGGCTGAACAAAACCGAAGATGCAGCCGAGACATTCGATCTCAACCACGCTTTCCGTCTTGTCCCGTTCTTTCAGCTCCAAGCGCATGGAGTTGCCGCGTGGCAGGCGGATACTCGGCTTGATGTAGCAATCGAAATCCTCTTCGACCTCGCAGCAGGTCGCGTGCTCCACGAAAAGCCGGACGCCGTCTGTGGCGATAGCCGTAACTGCCTTGTTCTTCTTGCGAAATTCCAGCCGGATATTCTTGTACATCGGCCTACTGATGCTCGCTGATACCGCGCCCTTTACGGCGGCGATAATCGTGTTGAACGCGTTGGTGTCCATGATAGCCAGTCTCATTCCTCTGCCTCCTTTGCGCCATTGTGATCGCACGGATCATCCCGCAGGCCGACCGCAATATGCATCACGTTCTTCTCATCGACGCGCTGGTGAATCTCGTATTGCCCAAGCAGCGGGTTCACCTTCGGCCTTTCGAGGTGGAGCGCCTTCATGCGTGGGATATCTTCTCCCGTGTCGGGGTCCTTCACTGCCTCGCCGTAGGAAAGCGCGATCTGGATAATCCAAGCATCGAACGCCATGCGCAGCTGGTTCAGTCCCTTCATATCCTCGCGCAGCTTCGCATTTGCTTTCATCAGCTCGCCGACTTTTTTCTGATATCTTCCGAGCTCGTGCTCAAGCCGTTTTACCTTGTCTCTGTTTCTTTCGCTCATCGGTTCTCCGTCCTTTCGTAGTGCAGCGTCAGCGCCCGAGCGATCGGGCAGCGCCGCCATTCTTCGTTGGCGCAGTAGCGCCGCGTACATTCGTCCAGCTCTTCTTTTGGTAGCTTGACTTGTGCGCCCTCGCAGTTGAGATAGTCGCGGTAGTCCCGCGAGTAAAACGGGCACTTGAAAATGCCCCCGCGATACCCGCTCACGGCGCACCGCCTGCCAACACCGATTTGACGTGCCTCATGCGCTGATTTGCCTTGTCGCGTCTCATGCTATCGCCCTTGAATACCAGTGGCGTGCACATCTCGAGGATGCGGTCATAGATGCGCTGATAGGCCATGTCTTTCGGCCTGCACAGCTCGTCAAGCGTCAGGTTTGTGGTGACGATCAGCGGCTTCTTGGCCTTGTATCGCTCGTCAATGACCGTGTAAACCGTCTCCATTGCGTACTCACTGCTGCGCTCTGCGCCGAGATCATCGATCACCATCAGCGGGTAATAGTGCACCTGCTCGACGATTTCTTTCTTGTCGTATCCCGCGTTGAGGATTCGCGGGAAGCTCGTAATCATCGCCGGGATCCCGCGGTCAATCAGCTCGTTGGCGATACACGCCGCCGCGAAGGTCTTCCCGTTGCCGGTGTTGCCCCACAGCAGAAGCCCATTGTTCTCGCGCCGCATATCGTCCCATGCGTCGGCATAGCGTTTGCATTTGACGATCTCGTCACTCATCGTCGCCTTGTCGAACCGGCACGCCGTCAGGCTCTTGTCGCGGATTCCGTCAGCACGCAGCGTTTCGATGCGTAGTCGCTTCTCACGGTCAGCGCGAGCTTTTTTCTCGGCCTCGTACTCTCGCGCCGCGCAAGCACACTGGCACCCGACAAGGCGGACATTCCCGCCGATGGGGATGCGGCACTGCTTCGGCGTGTTGCAATGGCCGCAGTACAGCAGCCCGTCTTTCTCGTAATCGACCAGATCACGAACAGGCTCGGCCTTTTTCGCGATGCTGTCGATCAATGCGTCAACGTTCATAGGCTTCCCTCCGTGTTGCCGTAGTCGTAGACAAACGGCTTATTTTGCTCGGAATCGCGCTTTTCCCATGTCCTAACGGCGGCTTTCCAGTCTTTCATGCGGTTCTTCCCTACCATCCAGCCCTTTGCCGTGTAGAAATCCAGAAACCGTTGTGCGTCCACGTTTGATCCACGCTCACGGATATAAGCCGAAACATCGTCTAACGTGGGGGGAGTAAAGCGCTTCGCGCGCGTATCACTCACACCGTTAGGGGGGAGTGAATTATCTTTGGTTTTGTCTTTGGTTTTGTCTTTGGGTTTGTCTTTGGTTTGGTACGTTTCGTATACGTTCGTATTCGTTCGTATACCATCGTATACGTTCGTATCATCTTGGCGCGCATACCGTTTTTCTATGTTGCGTTGGTTCTTTGCGCATCGTTCTTCATACGCTGCTTTAGCCCTATTTATATCGTCCGCAATGAAATCAAATGCGATCGACTCTCGTCCCGCAAGTTCCTCCGTCTCTCCAGTCTCGCCATATTCAAGCAAAGACCGTACAAGCCGACCTACCTCTTGATCTGAAAGTTTCTCTAATTTTTTGCGATAGCTGTAATAAAAGGGGATGTACTCAAGAGCCACTATGCCTCCACCGCCTTAAAACGGTGTATCGCCGTCGTCCTCACTGATCACCTCAAAGTCGCCTGCGGCGCTCTCTACGGTGAAATGCGGCTCGGTAGCATCGTTGCGCTTGCTGTCTCCGAAATAGATATTGTCGGAAATAATCTCGGCGTTGCGGCGGTTGTTGCCGTCCTTGTCCTTCCAGTCGCGGACGGTGAGCTTGCCCTCGACCACGACCATGCGGCCCTTGCTCAAATACTGGCAAGCAAACTCTGCCTGCTGCCGCCACGCCACCACATCGAGGAAATAGGTTTTCTTTTCGCCAGTTGCCTTGCTCTTGAAATCGTCATCGACGGCGACAGTGAAGCTCGTGACCGCCGTACCGTCCTGCGTGCGGCGCAGTTCCAGATCACGCGTAATTCGCCCCATAATGCAAATTCTGTTCAGCATGATTCTTCCTCCAAATAGTTTTTCTTGAATACAGCCATAAAAGTATCGTGGCCGTAAAGCTCTTCAAAGCGCTTCTGACATTCGCGTTTTAGCCGCATATCCAGTTCGTGACCGTCTTTCCCGTGCACGCCGTAGTCGGCCATATTGTGCCAGTCGGCACGCAGCCACACCCAGCAACCCCAAATGTCGGATAGCTGTCTGCGACCGCCGCCGTAAATGTGATGCCGCGCGAGGTTTGTCGAGAATCCAGAGATATAGCATTCTCTCTTGTCCTGCATGATGCTTTTAGTCATCTGCCCCATTCCTCCTTTAGCGCGTCAAGCTGTTGTGGGGTCAATGTTTCAATTCCCAGCTCCTTGCAGTCCTGCACAATGTTGTCGATCAGGCGTGACATTTGCTTTGTGTCAAAGGTGGACGAGCCGTAATACAGCACCACGTTTTTGCATCCTTCGATTTTGCTATCCATCACTTCCGTCTGCCAGCCGATACCGTTCTTGTTCCAGCCGTCGCATAGCTTCTGTACGGCCTTCTCGCGCACGCAAACGGTTTCTGTGTTGCCGCCAACGTCCCGCACCTCTCGCCGGTAAATATCGCTCTTGGGCGTTCCTGTGGCTTCTGCAAGCTTGTCCAGCAACACCCATGAGTAAGCATTGGCATCGAGGCTCCGCTTTTCACGGTGTTTCTTGATGGCAACGTCCACGTCAACCTCGTGCAGCTCGTCAAACAGCGCACCGACATTCTCCCGCGTGGCAATTGTGAGCAGAAACCCACCATCGCGCGCAAGGGATAGATCATGCAGTCTGGCTTTCATTCGCTTTTCTCCTCGCCATCATGCAAGCCCAGCAAAGTGGTGCTTTATAGGTCTTTCGCGCGTTCTCCGCGATCTCTACAACGGAATACGACTTGCCGCCGTGCGTTACCGGATAGATGGGATTGCCGCAGTCCTTGCAAACCGGTTTTCCAGCCGCCTCGGTTGGTTGCTGTCTCTCCGGCCTTGGTGTGTACTTGGTCGCGTCCTTCGCCCAATATACATCAGCGCCAAAACCGAGCGCCTTGCAGGCAACGGAGATAGCATCGGTCAGCGCCATTTTGAAGCACTCGTCAGAGGTGTAAAGGCCGTTTCGTTCGCTGGCGACAAACGCGCTGCCGCCTGTGCCGGGGATCGCATCCGACCACTCCCCGTCGACTTTGATGTAAAGGTCGATGTCTACAAATGCGGAAACCTCGTTGTTCGCGCCATTTTCAAGGCGCTTATCGGTGATGGTATATTTCCAACCAATACCGCAAGGCCCGAACTGCTCCGTCAGCGCCTTAATGCGCCACATTGGGTTGATATCAGTCTTACCTTTCAGTCGTCCCGCTTGAATCTCACGTTGCGCGGACGTTGGGACTTGCCGAACACGCTCATAAATTTCAAGGTTCTCCATCACTTCACCCCCATGCTCATACCCTGTACAAGCGTCGCACCGTCGATTTCAGCGCCATTTTTCAACAGCGGGGCAAGGTCAGTCTTGCTAACCGTGGGGGCGTTGTAAGTAACCTCGCCGTCGTGACCGTTGGCGAGCATCCACGCCACCACCGCGCCCATGTCGGAGACCTCCACACTGGTGGTCTTGCGATAACTGATGGAGCATCGCGGGGTTGAAAACTTCTCGCCGTTCAGCACAGAATCGAGATATTTTTTCTTGCTATCTGCCGCACGCTCTAAAGCCTGTCTGCGTGCCGCAAGGGTTTTCTCTTCTTCTCGGATTGCCTTTGCTTCGGCAACGTCATTTTTAATCCAAAGCGCGATGTTCTCAATCTTCTGCTCTCTTGCCATGTTCAGCTCCAAGAGCTTTTCAACGTCAAGGATTTCGCCGGTCTCGGCGTCTACACATTCCGCAAGCGCGGAATCAATCTGATAAAGGTTCATCTTTTACCTCCGTAATATTGTCTGTGCCACAGTAAGGGCACACCATTTGAGTTGTAATTGTCCAGTTTTCATCGTCCGGACTTTCGCGGTACGCATAAAGCGCAGGCTCTCGAAAATCCGCACCGCAAGCAAAGCAGTGCATCATTCCTCCGCCTCCAAATACACCATCGCGCTCTGCACGCCAAACACGCGCGCCGCCTGATGGTCGTTGAAAAACACGTCGATGTGGTTGCCGTTGACCCCGCCGCCGCAGTCCTCGGCGATATAGCTGTGCCGAGTGCCGTCCGGCCAGATGAGCAGGACGCGCGAGCCGTATGGGATAATCTTCGGGTCAACCGCGATCGTGCGTCCCTCGGTCGCCAGCGTGCCGGTGGCGGTGTAGCCGTTCGCCCACTTGCCGCAGCAGCAGCGTCCGGGGCAATAGACCGTCAACGTAAATTTGCCGAGAAATACGTCGTTGCAGACCGCACTTTCCGTCGCGGGCTTGTCCCACGCGGGGTCATATCCCTCGATGACTGCCGAGGATCCCTCGGGACTTGCTTCGACCGCCTGCGCGCTGGTGGCGAGGATGGAGACCACGATCAAGATGACCGTCGCGCCCAGACACGCCGCCGCGAACAGCGCCGATTCATCGGCCTTGCGCTGCTCTCTCGTGCGCTTGTCGTGCCGTCTCACCGTCTGCACCCCCTGTCGAGGAACGGCAGCAGATCATACAGCACCTTGCACACCGCGCACGCGCCGATGACGGCTAGGCTCATCGTAAAGTCGCAGCCGTTGAGCGCGATCACCGCAGCGGCGATGCCGCCGAAAAATAACGTGTCGATCATTTCGTGCCTCCGATCAGCATGAGCTTTTCCGCGTCCGTAAATTGCAAAACTCGGTCAAGCTCCCAAATTTCATCTAACGTCCAGCGGGAACGCCCCGCCATGCGGTTACAGATTTGCGTTTCTGACAAGCCGATTTCCTCGCCCAGCTCCTTGCCGGTGCGAATCAATGCTCGTCCCATCGCGCCGCGCACGGCTCGCTCAAGGTCATTTCGCCGTCGCGTTAACTGTTGTGGCTTTAACATCTTGCCTTTTCCTTTCTCGCGTGCTACAATAAGCACGGACACAATATCTTGTGGTGAGATTTGTCCCACCCGCCCCGCTCGATGCTGCAACATTGGGCGGGGCATTTTTTACTGCCCATCGCTGGATTTTAGCAGCGCGTCCACGGTAACGCCGAAGTAGTCGGCGATGGCTTTCACGGTGTCAATGCGCGGAGCATTGATATTGCCATTCCACTTCCCAATCGCGCCATTTGCGATGCCGCACGCTCTCTCAAGCGCCCAAATGCTGATATTTCGCTCATCGCAAAGGCGCTTGACGTTCTCATAAATCACTCTCGATCCTCCTTTCACACTCATTCGCATTGTCAAGGACAATGCGAATTTTCTATATCGTAGCATAGAAAATTTTGAGGGAATTGCCCCCACGCTCTTGACAAGAAAATAGAAAATGCGCTATTATAGTTTTGCAGACATAATTCAACATTTTCTAAGGCCCGCATTCGGTGGGGGCTTGGTTTTTTGTCACCCTCTGAAAGCTATTATAGTAGAAAATCCGCTATTTGTCAATAGCTAACTCGCTACAAAAGAAATATTTTTGCCTATGAATACACGTAATAAAATCATTGTCCAAAACATAAGAAGCTTTGCGCAAATACGCGGGACCTCGATCAAGCAAATAGAGAAAGACCTTGGCCTTGGGAATGGAATGATTGGTAAGTGGGAAGATTCCAAAAAAAGTCCGCCGTTTGAAACCATTGAAGTAATTGCAAATTACTTGGGGGCGTCTATTCTTGAGCTGGCGGGAATAACGCCGAGCGAGAACGAAAAAGCCCCCGCCACAGAGGGCGAGGGCTTAAGCGCAGCAAAGAAAGCGCTATTGGTAGCTATTGATGATTTGTCCGACGCTCAGTGTGAAAAGCTCCTTCCGATTGTATTGAGCGCAAAACAAGTACTATGAGTAATGTTTTTATTCCGACCAATCCGCATGATAAGATATTGACCGATGCAGAGCGGCAAAAGTGGGAAAGCGATCTTGATAACAAGAAAGATGACTTCCCGTATATCGCTTTGACAAAGGCGCAGCTAAAGCTTTTAAAGCAAGCGCGAACCGATGCCGTATTGATAACCGCGCATAATGAAAATGATGCTAATGTACTCTGCGGTCATAGATTTGCATATTACCTTGTAAATGGCGAAAAGCGAGGGCTTATTGCTCGCCAAAGAGGGGCTAATTATCTTGCATATGCGCAGAAAGAAAACTCCCAAGCGTGGTCTATAACGGCGAGGGATTGCCTCGTTGCTGCAATAGGTGCTGTTTTCGGGTTTCTGCTGAATTGCTTGTTCTCTGGTTAATTATATTGCCACTGAATGTTCAGCGCTTCTCGGATAGCTTCAGCTTTTTCGGGGGTAATGTCTGTCGGCTCGTAGTCTTTGCAGGGATTGTCTTTCCCGCAGCCAAGAACGTACCAACCACCCCAAGTAGTATAGCGGACCACAACATGCTTGCACCCAGAGCACGCGATGCTTTTGCACTTCGGAAGCGCCGCTTTGTCAATGATGGCAGATCGGCGGTTGTATTCTCGCTCCGCTTCCTGCGCCTCTGCAAGCTGCAATTTAAGTTTGCGGTTTTCTTCCCGCAGATTATTTAATTCTCTTCTTGCAATAAACATTCCAGCCTCCATAAAACATATTCCGCCTGGCTGTCAGTAAGTGATAGCACCTCAGATTTTAGGCGCTCTCTAATAAGAATAGCATGGTTTTCTTCTTCGCACAACATTTTGTGTCCCTCCAAATAATTGATAGTAACGGGGCTATGTGTCGATTATTGCACAAAAGTTCGGGAGAAAATACAAAAATAAAAGGTGGTGTGCCAAATGTCAAAAAGTAAAATTCCCGGCCTGTCCTTTAGTTGGAAACGTGCGCTCGGAATCACGAAAATGAAAAGGAAAATTTCAAAAGCAACTGGAATTCCTACGACCAAAGCAGGGCGGCAAAGAAAACTTGGCAAGCTCCTTGGTATGAAGTAAGATTAGCCCTCGCCGCCTCTGCAACACCGGCGAGGGCTTTTCAGCAGCAGCGGGGAGCGGTCGCCGCTGCTTGCTTTGACCTTATCGCGCTTTACCTTACCACTTCAATACCAAGACTTTGCAACATGGCGGAATTCGACCGCGTTCGACAGGCCCACTTTTGGCAAACTTATTGCTCGAAAACTGAAGAAATTAAGGTGATGTAAATGAACATTCAAGAAGTGTGCAGAATCCGCAAAGAAGAACTGAAACTAACGTATCAGGACATTTCTGACGCTTCCGGCGTTCCGCTGTCCACCGTCCAGAACTATTTTTCTAAATTGTCGAAAGCTCCATCTTTTTATACCGTCGTTGCAATCTGTAAATCTCTTGGCATTTCGATCGATAAGACGTGCGAAATCATAGAACACTTGACGCCGACCGAGGAAACTTTGCAAGCACGGAATGATGAGTTGGAACGTCACGTTGACGCAAAGGCCGATACCATAGAGATCATGCGGCGCGGTGTCCGCATCCGCAACGGCGTGATTGCTATAATGTTTGTCATTATCGTTCTGCTGGCTGCATGGTGCTTGTACATTGATTGGAGGGGGATCTGATGAAAATACCAAAAGCAAAGCTACTACCATCTGGGAACTGGAATGTCAGCGTCATGGTAGACGGAAAGCGCGTGTCCGTCACAGCGCCTACCAAAAGGCAAGCGGAGAATGAGGCTGCCGCGTTAAAGTCCGGCGCAAAGTCTGCCGCTCGTGCGTCTGAGCGCACAGTTGGTGATGCTATCGACCGCTATATTGACAGCAAGGACGCAATACTCTCCCCTTCCACCGTCAACGGATACAGGAAACTGCGCAAGGTGGTTTTCCCGGAGCTGATGAGCGTTAAGTGCTCCGCGTTGACGCAGGATCGCGTGCAGCGTGCCGTAAATAAGATGGCGCGGGAAAAGTCCCCAAAATACGTCCGCAACGCTTACGGCTTATTTACGGCGGCAATGTCGGAGGAATGCCCCGATAAGGTGTTCCGGATATCTTTGCCGCAGAAGGAAGCGCCTAAAATCAAAATCCCTACCATGGACGAGATCAGAATCTTGCACGAAGACTGCAAGGACACAGCATTTGAATTGCCTTTTCTTCTGGCTGTCTGGCTCGGCCTCCGTACATCGGAGATCAGAGGCCTAACATGGGATTGCCTTGATGGTGATATTCTGACGATCAAGCAAGCAATGGTAGACGGTGAGGACGGCCCGCAGCTCAAGCAGCCAAAAACTTACAGCGGCAACAGAAAGCTAAAAGTGCCGGCGTATATTATGGGGTTGCTTGAAGCAACACCGCGCACAGATGAGTATATTGTCCATGCGACCAGAAATGTCCTGTATAAGCATCTGCAACGCGCGTGCGCCCGCTGCGGAGTTCAGCCGTTCCGCTTCCACGACCTTCGCCATGTAAATGCATCGGTCATGCTCAGGCTCAATGTCCCCGATAAATACGCAATGGAGCGCATGGGGCACTCTACAAACAACATGATTAAAAACGTATATCAGCACACCATGGATGATAAAGCCGTAGCAGTGGCAGATGCCGTTGACGGCTTTTTTGAATCCGAATTTCATCTGTAATTTCATCTGCAATCCATCTGCAAAAACACTGTTTTAAGCGCACTTAACTTGCAAATATCGCAAGTAACGCGTAAACAGGTAAGCCAGATACCCCTTGCAAATACAAGAAAAACCCCGCAGCCGTTGAAACTGCGAGGTTTTTTCATTGGTGGAGGCGGCGGGAGTCGAACCCGCAACCGAAACAGCAAAAGCATTGATATTGCAAGGTTTTTTGTAACTCATCTGCAATTCCATCTGCAATTTACTTTTCCAGTTTCCGCATAACGCTATTATAGACGCGCTCGTTTACAATTTTCAAACTGTCCATCAGCTCGTCCATGATCTCCCACGCCTTGTCCTGCGGGACGTCTGCCACAGCCCGCAGAAAATCGCTGTCGCCGTATGTTTCGACGTTGACCGGCGCGGGCGCTGCGGAGTATGCCATCGGCAAAGCCCTCTCTCTGCTGCCGCTTTGCTGATCACGGATGGCATACAGCACGGCAAGGCGCTCATAGTTTGTCCAGTTTGATTCCTCCGTTTCAAGGCGAGCTATCCAGCGCTTGACCTCATTCTCGTCGACCATAGGGGTGCACCCCCTTAGCCCTCAATCGTGTCCATGCAACGCTGGATGGCTCTGCGGATGCTGTCATCGTCGGCGTTGTCCAGCATTTCCTGCAACTGGCGTTTCATATTGTCGATGCCGCCGTCGCGGGAATAGTGGCCGCGCACATAATGCGTGCCACGTCTCGCGTTGGACATATCACGGTCATAAGCGCCGCGCATACCCGACTGCCAGTCTCCGTCGCGGGAATAGCGGCGAGAATAGTCTTCATCACGGGAATAGCCATCGTCCTCCAACATCTCGATCTTATCGATGTTCTTGATGGTGTCGGTCAGCTTGTTCGCGATCTCAAGGTCGCCCGCGCCAAGCTCGCCCTTACGGGCCAGCTCGTCGAGTTCGTCGCACAGCATATTACGCAGATCATACATTGCTTTCTTGCTCATGTCCATTCTCCTTTCACGCGATTCTCTCAACCGTCAGGTTCGAGTTGGCGAAGTTGACGGCCTGATTGCTGGTGTTTTCCATTGCGACCGTCAGGCAGCAGCCTTTCGGGACGCAGACCTGTGCGGAAACATAAATGTTAAAGTAGTTTTCTACCGCCGCAGGCGTGACGGTCGCCGTTGCGCTGGTCAACGGCTCTCCGTTGATGGCAAGCGCCGCCGTGATGGCCTCGACCGTGCCTCCAGTGGGAATAGCGATGTTGCCGCCATAGGAGACCCTAAACAGGGCGCGATTTTGATTGGTGAGGCCGCGAAGCGTGACAACGCCTGCGCCCTGACGATGCACGATACAGGGCTTGCTATTGACCGCCGTTTCGGTCAGTGGGACGTTCTGCCCGGCAGGGACCAAAGCAATGCTAGAATTACTAAACTCAGCCATACTGGTATCACTCCTTTCTCTGATTTGCCCCAAAAGGGGCAAACGCACCATTTGCGACCATTTCCGCGTAGCTGGGCGCAAATAATTCGTCCGCTTTACGCAAAAGATCGGCATAATTGCTAAGATCGTACATGCTCATTTCACTCTTGTCCAGAGTTGCAATGTGATCGACAAATTCCTGCTTAAGTTCGTCAACCGTTTTCACAAAATCATTCCTTCCTAAAGGGGTCGAAATCGACCCGTTTAAAATACAGCGGCGGAGCTATTGCCCCGCCGCGTTTGTCGTAGTATCGGCACGGGGCCGACCATTTTCCCCACATGGGGGAAAAGCTATGCTATGCAGTTGTCAGCAGCCGCAACCGGCAAACTGGTTGCAGCAATAGGGGTTCTGCACCGTGTAAGCCGGAATGGGAGAGGGACGCAGCTGCGAGACCAGATAGCTGTTCTGCGCCGCCTGAGATGCCGCCAGCTTCAAGCCCTGGTTCTCACTCTGGAGGTCGGCCAGTTTGCTCTGCGTCAGGAAGTCGAGGATCGCGCGGCTGTTGCTGTTGGCGTTGTCGATGATGTCGCGCGTCGCGTTCTGCACGGTGTTGCGCGTGTCGCACGCCTGCGCAGCCATGTCGTAGCGCACCTGCGCGATCGCGGCACGGTTCTCGCAGCAGCAATTCGCGGCCTGCATCTGCATGGCGTTGAGCTGCTGCATCAGCGCCGCCTGCTGGTTGCTACGGGACAGCTCGGCCTGTGCAAAGCCGTTTGCCATCGCCATATTGGTGCCGTTGGCAAGCTGCGCCTGCTGGTAAAACCCGTTGCAAAGGCCGTCGTTTACACTGTCGATCTTGCGCTCGACATTGGCGAAGTCAGAGGTCAGCACATAGCCGTCGACCACGCCGCCGCCGTTTCCGTTACCGCCCCAGCCGTTGTTTCCCCAGCCGCAGAAAACAAACAGGAAAAGAATGATGATCCACCACGCGCCATCGCCGCCGAAGCCGCCAAAGCCGCTGTTCATCATGCCGGTTGGCGCAACAGGCATAGTTGCCTGAACGCCGCCGTCAGAAAGAGACATAGTATCACTCCTTTGAATTAAAGTCAGTTTTATCTAAATCGTGGCCACGATAAAGAATTAAAGAAAACGCTATAAATATTTAATTATTGCATCAGACTTTGGAATTGCTTTGCCATCTGCTGTAGCTGGTTTAACTGCGCCTGCGAGAGTTTGCCGCTTTGCAAGAGCTTTTCGACCTCCGCTTTGGGGTCGCCATGAAAATTTGCCTTGAATTGCTGGAACTGCTGCATCATTTGCATGAAGCCGTTTCCGCCGCCCAGCGCGGCCATGAACGGATTACTCATCGTCCTCGTCCTCCTCAACCTTGCGCTTTTTCTTGCCCTTTATTTCGCCCACAAGCGCTGCCAGAGCGTCAAACTCTTTTCGGGTGACAAATTCCACGCCCTTTCCCTGCGACGCTGTACGGGGCGTTTCTGCGCGTTCTACGAGGTCATAAATCTTGAGCGTCGGCTTGCCGCTTGCGTCGGACTGTTTGAGGTACACCGTCGGCGCGCTGGAATCCCACAGAGCAACGGCAGAGTTGGGCGCGATCAGATAGCCCCTTGCCTCCTGCTCGCCATTGACCCATTGCACGCCGCCCTGCGCGATGGGGTTCTGCTGCACTGGCTGCGACATAGGCTGTTGCATGGGCTGCATCATCTGTTGCTGCCGCATCTGCATGAGGTTGTCCGGCATCGGCTGCGGATAATAGGGATTGAAATAGGGATATGCCATGTTCATTCCTCCGTTTCTTTGACCCAGTAATAAAGCGGGATTTCGTTCTCGCTGTTCCAGCTGTCATAGATCGTCCCGTCCTGAACGCACACTACATGGCCGGAGAGGGCGAGGATATAAGTCCCGCGCGGGTGCTCGTCGGCAAACTTACCAACCGTGTAGCAGTCGGGGCAGGTGTCTGGTATGATATAGCGACGGTAGCCCAAAGACCGCAGATACGCGCCCCAACAGGTATTTGCATTGGGCAAATCCCCGTCCAAATATCCCTGTATGCACAGCGACAAATAGACCTCGCCCCAGTCCTTCCCCGTCGCCTTGCAGATCGCACGCACGGTGCAGTCCGACACGTTGCGCCCCGCGGGATTGGGGTTAAAATAACTATGCATGGAAAAGCTCCGCGAAGTAAACGTATGTTTTCAGCTCGTCAGGATCAGGAAACAGTGTCAAAATGTCCATTGCCATCTGCTCAGTAAATCCCAAAGCTAAAAGTCGGTCGTACATCGCCGCACCTCCTTTGTTGTTTATATGGTACAAAAAAAC